TATTGTATTTCTTATAACTTCTTTTTTCATTTTTTGAAAGTCTTTTTTTATGACGTCTAGGACGTTTTCTTGGTTTCGGCCTAGGGGTAAAATTAACAAATTTTTGCCTAGCCATTTTCTTGAGATCTATCTATTAAAGCATAACTTATTACGCCTTGAATTTTATTACTTCCTGTTGCTGCTTGAATTTTAATTAAATCCCCTGCTTCTAAATTAACACCTTGGGGCGATGCATTAACTTGTGATTTTGCAGCTATATCATCCCTAAAAAATTCATACTCAGTGCTTGAATCTGAAGTATCTATTAAACTTGCATTTACTTGTATAGCTGAAGAGGCATCATTGTTTGCACAATAAATACTTTTAACAATAAGAGTTGCATCAGTAGGGCAAGTCAAAACTGTGTTTAAGTTTGTATCTGCTTGTTTGAATCCTTGATTTTTATATTGTATTGTCATGACATAAAGTAATTAAACGCATCTTGTTCATTTTTCAAGTCCTGTTGATAAGATGTATTCAGTTGATTTTCTACTGTTGTTATAGCTTGGTTAATTTGCCTAAAACCTTCTTCAGTGTATTCTTTTGGTGGCTCTGGTACATAAACATTTATTTTAGCCATTATCTTCTACCATCCGCATTTACATCAACTCTAAAAGTCCCAAATCTCCAAGTTTCATCATTTGCTGTATTTTCTATTTTTAAATTAGCCAAACGTCCTCTAGCTCTTGTATCAATTTTTTGTGTCGATGAACTAACGGTGAACGGACCTAATTGTGATGATACATTTGTATCAATTGGGAAGTCTTTTAATCCAATTGTTATAATTGCATTACCTTGTAAATTTTTAAAATCTGGAAGAAATCTACTTATTCTCATCAAAAATTGACCGTCTCCTTCAGTGGGAATGTCAAAATCACCAGATTGTATAAATGCTGCAATAGGAGTTTCTGTACCGTCAAGATCAATTATATTTGTACCCACTTCCTGTGCAAAATATTTTGAAGCTCCAAATGTATTGGTTGCACCACTTAAATTTGAAACAGTAGGAGTTGCTGTAGTTGTATACTCTGTAGCGTAAGGTTGATCATATGTAGAAGCATCGTGGTACGTGCTTCTTTCTAAAGTCATGATAGACCAAACATTCTCAACATAATTATAGACAACACTTCTATTGTTTTGTGTTGCAGGATTACTTAATGGTTTACCTGAAGGATAAAACCAAACTATTTCGTTAAATAAAGAATTATGAGATGCATAAATAATTTCGTTTGAAGAATAATTTACACCAATATTATCTCCAGTAGTTGTAAATACAAAATCCTCTACCAAAGATGGAAGAAGTTTTACTGTACCATCAAATTTAAAAAAACCACCACCAGTCCCCATCCAAAAGACTTGACCATCTGCATATACCACAGCGTGTTGACCAATACATCCACAATTAGAACCAACTTGTCTTATGGAGAAAGTAAATGGTGGTCCTACAAACTGCATTATATATGCAGCCGTATCAGTTAAAATTAAATTGTAATCTTTACCAGAAACTGCAGCTACAATTTTGTTTCCTGTATCAAGTCTAAAAGTACCTGCGGTATTAATTGATGTAGGTTGATAAACATTATAATTTTCTTGATCACTAAATCTTATAAACATTGGATCTTGTGTAGTTGAATCACCTATTGTAGTTTCAGTTCCAAAATGAACAACGTGTCTATCTCTATCAGATACAATGGTAAGTCTTGATGACGTTGGAGCACCTGTCATTATGGTTGCTCTATTCTCTAATGGGTTTGCTGCTCCAGCATCCCAAACAAATGTTTTACCATCTTTTATTGTAGCAATAAGTTGTTGTCCAAAATTATCTAGAGACCATGATCCTGGATCAAGAACAACTTGACTTGACGTAGTTTGATTACCCCAACCAACTGTCCCCCATGTACTTGTTCCCCAACCGTAACCATATGTTTGAATAGTAGGTCCTATTTCTTCATAAGGATTTATTGATGCTCCTCCAGCTGCAGACATACCAGTTCCAGTTTCAGAAATTGGCATTGTAATTGTAAATGAGTTTGTAGCAACAGTTAATATTTCAAAGGTGTTTGCTGTAAAATCTGTTGTATTAAATCTTGTGACTGTTGATTGTCTTACTGCAGTTGTATCTGCATGTGATGCAGCAGTCGTTCCACTAGCTCCTCTAGTACATCCAGTTAAATCATTTGAAGATTTACCACTATAAGTTATTATTTCATCTTCAATTCTCACTGATCCTGATGTAGAAAAAGAAGATGCATCTGTTAGAGTAATTGTAGTAACAGAATCATTTATTGCACCATTAAGAGTTGTTGTTGCTCCTGGTACAGTAACAGATGTAAAAGTAACATATTCACCTACTATCAAATTGTGTGTAGCTTTATTTACAGTAACAGTTGATGATCCATTGGTGGATGTAAATGTTGCGCCTGTAATTGCTGTTGATAAAGGTGTTATATCATAAAATGCATCTTCATAATAAATATACAAAGCTTTAGAGGTTCCTAAAGCTGCATACTTTCTACCTTCTAAATCATTCCAACAATGTTGTGCTCTAGCAGGACCTGAAATTGTTTTTTGGCCAATAGCTTCAAAGCCACCTATTTTTTCAGGTTGGCCATATCTAAATCTTACAAAATCACTATCTATCCATTGACCCTCTGCACCTGAAGGCGTATCTGATTTATTGAGTCCAGGTCTTATTTGAACGTTTGTTAAAGGCATATGGTATTTTACACCATTTTATAGCTTCTTCCAAGTAGACGGAGAAGGTATGTTATGTTCTGATTTTATACCTTCTTTCATAGTTATCATGACATCTCCAGATATAGATATACGAGGAGTATCAATTATATTTTTACCTGTTTCATGAAACATCATAGAAGGAAATATAATAACATTACCCGTCTCTGCAGGGTATTCTGCTTTACCATAATTGTTCTGATCCCACTCTGAAAAGTATGGATCTCTCTTTGGAATATTTAATCCAACTTTATGCGCATCATCATCAAGAAAAAATAAATTACCTTGTTCATGAGCTTGTGGATAATATACAAAACTAAAATGACTACTCATATGTCTATGATAAGAAATAAATTGTTCTTTAATAGAGAGAGTGGCCCAAGATTTTGTAATATAAATTTCAAACAAATCTAAATTATATTTTTGTGCAGATAAACAACCTTTTATTACTTTAGATAATTCAGTGTATAATTCTTTAAATCTTTTATCTTTATGTAAGTTATCATCAATAGATTGCAATTCTTTTGGTTTTACATCCGTGGTTCGTGAGTATTGAGAATTTGTTGGAGTTATATCTCTTAGTATTATAGGTACAATTTTTTTATTAATATCCTCAAAGTTTTCTAACTTAGTTATATATATAGGATATCCAAACCATTTAGATATGTTTGCCATAAAGGCACTATACTAACTTACCTTTAAAAATCTATATTTAATTTCACCATCACCTCCAACAGCACCGTTTGTAGAGCCACTATTTACTTGAGCTGCTCCACCACCACCCCCTGAACCTCTTGTTCCCGCAGTTCCATCAGTACCAGCTCCTGAAGACGAGCCTCCTGCTCCACCTGCAACATTTCCAGCGTATGAATCTCCTCCATCAAAACCATTTATCCTACAGTTATCACCACTACAGTTTCCAGATCCTGATAAATCTCCTGCAGCTCCATTACCAGATTGATTAAATGAACCTACTGGTCCTGATGTATTTGTAGTTACAGCTTTTGTAGTACCATCAGTATCCCTAAAATTACCTGAAGTGATTGCGGTGCCTCCAATCGTTGCTGATCCTGCAGTCCCTGCTGTATTAGTTCTTAATGGCCCTTGCACTCCTCCGCCTGTACCTGAAGATCCACCTCCACCTCCTAATGTAAATAAAGATCCAGCACTTGATCCTGATAAAGTTGTTGATGTACCAGCACTTGCTGTTCGTGGTTGTTTAAAATTAGCAGTCTGGTTTCCTCCTGCTCCGCCAGATCCAATAGAATATGATATTGTTTCACCAGAAGTAACTGAAAAAATTTTATCTGATATGTAAGCTCCAGAACCTCCTCCAGCTCCTGCAGATTCACCACCTGCTTTATCATAGTCAGCTCCACCAGCAGCTCCACCTCCGCCACCTACTGCAAATTGAATATGGATAGCATTAGCTTGATCTGGAACTGTAAAACTACCTGAACCTGATGACAATGTTGCAAAAGATGTTGCTTCAAAAGCACTAAATACTAATTTCCAATCTCCAGAAACTTTTCCATACACTTCATCTACTTCTTGCCAAGTGCCTGATACTTTAGCGTATACTTCATCTGCTTCTTGGAAAGTTCCTGAAACTTTACCATAAGTATTTGCCATCTAAATTCCTATGTTGAATACTTAAACCAAATATCACCATCACTACCACCTGATGGAGAAGACGTGCTTATAGTAAACTTTCTTGCAAGTTTATCAGCTGAAACTGCATCGTTAGCTATTTTTGCTGTGGTCACATTTGCGTTTGAAATATTTACTGTCAAAACAGCATTGTCAGCAAGTTGTGCTGACTGAATTGCATCATCTGCAATTTTATCGTTGTTTACTGCATCATCAGCTATTTGTGCGGTTCCTATTGTACCACCTAATGTATCTAAAGATACTTCATTTAAATTTGTACCATCTGAATAAGCAGCATAAATTTTTTGTGCGTCAGGGCTAAAACCTGTTCCACTTGCAGTTTTAATTGTTAGATTAGTTGGATTTGTAACTCCTGTACAATCAAAAATATAAAACTTTTCTATACTATCTGGTATTGTACAAACTGTGCTTGATCCTGCAGTTATTGTTGCAAATTTTATTATCATGTTTCTAGCGTTTGATAATGCTGCATTACTCATCACTAACGCAGTTGTTCCACCTGAAGATAATGTTATTTGTTCAAATCCAGCGATTGCTTGTTGAATTAAATTAAGATTTGTATTAGTTTTAGTTCCCCATGTACCAGCGTTTTCACCAGTAGCCATAAGTTCTAGTTTAAGATCACTTGAAAATGTTGAAGCCATGTGGGTATTATATCCTCTCTAAGCTGCTATATCAACCTCAGTCCAAGTGTTAGAAACACCTTTACTTACTTCTGTCCAAGTATTAGTTACATTTGGATCCACATTTGACCAAGCAGTAATCAAAGGTCCATTAATAGATCCTGTCATTTGAACACCAGTAACTGCCACATCCACTCCAGGTACAGCTGTTACACTTCCAACTGATGTTGCTGCAGAAATACCTGTTACATTTACAGGAGTGTTTAAATCAACTGTCTCTTCACCTAAACCTAATGTTCCCTGTATACCTGTTACACTAACATTTGCATCTCCTGTAACAGTTGGTATTGCTCCAGCTGTCATTGTCAAATCATGTTCAGTAACAACTATGCTTACATTACCATCAGCACTAACTGAAAACGTTCCAATAGTGAAGTTAGATTGTGAACCTGTAACCGATACTGTTGCATTACCTACAAGAGATTCTTCTCCCATAGACATATTTAATTGAGATCCTGTTACTGATACCTCTGTTACTATATCAACCGCTTCATTACCGATTGATCCAGTTAATTGAGAACCAGTGACATTTACATTAGCGTTTGCAGTTATGGTTGAAGCTCCAAGACTACCTGTGAGTTGTGAACCTGTTACAGCTACATTTACATTAGTTCCTCCAAGAGAGGCTA